ATACTACTAAAGTATATGAAAGTAGTAAAAACCAGCCTCTTAGTAAAGACCTTCTAAAACCTGCAGCTGTAGAATCTACTCCCGGTAATGTAATTTCTGAAATGATCAACATGACTAGAAGTAACATGACTAGAGAGGATTATAAATCTATCCTTAACGGCAATTCAAGTATGATATCTAAACCTGATTTTAGAATGGACTCTTCTTTAGATAACGTTCCTGCAGGCCCTCAACCCGGACTTGACATCTCTAATCTAGACTTTGTTAAAAATGCTGCTTCAATTTTTAAACTTGCTGAGCAGAAAAGTCAAGGTAAATAATGGCATTTGAAATTCAAAGAATAGATCCGCTAGATAGACAACCTAGAAAAGCAGTAGGCGTAGCTCTACCCTTTTCCGGTAGATCTGTTTTTAATTCTACGTTTACGACTAGAGATGCTATAAAGACTAATTTAATAAACTACTTCCTTACAGCAAGAGGTGAGAGAGTCTTTAACCTTAACTTTGGTGCTGGACTTAGAAACTTTCTATTTACAAATATAAATCAAAACGCTGTATCAACCTTAAGATCTTCGGTTGAAGAAGACTTGAGAATATACTTTCCAAGAGTACAAGTTAGAGACCTACAGTTAGTAGGTAATCCTGATCTTAATACAGTAAGATTTTCTCTTAAGTACGCTGTTGTAGATACAAATATCAATAACGAAGAGATTAACATAGATATTGAAGTGTAATGGCACAAGAGAGAGACATAAAATATTCTAACCGAACATTTAGTGATTTTAGAACTCAGCTAATTGAGTTTACTAAAAATTACTTTCCTGACACATATAACGATTTCTCTCCAACATCTCCTGGAATGATGTTTATGGAGATGGCAGCGTACGTTGGTGACGTACTATCCTTCTACCAAGACACTCAGTTACAAGAAACATTTTTACAGTATGCTCGTAATTCAGGAAATTTATATAACCTAGCTTATATGATGGGGTATAGGCCTAAGGTAACATCCGTAGCCGAAGTTGAATTAGAGTTCACTCAGGAAGTAGACGCATCCGGAAATATACCTGATTATAGTCAGGCGACCGAAGTACCAGAAAACAGTGTAGTAATTTCTAATTCCTCAGGTAATACACAGTTTCTTACAACTAAAAAAGTAGACTTTAGCTTCTCTAGTTCTTTAGATCCAACCACGGTAGCTATAAGCGAATTCAGTGGTAATAGTCCAAGTAAATTTACTCTCACTAAAAAAGCTAAAGCCTTCTCAGGAGAAGTTAAGACTATAACACAGACAGTAGGTAGTGCTGAAAAATTTTACACAGTTACCATAGAAGATGATAATATAATAGGAGTTTTAAGTATTACAGGTAGTGGAGAAACTTGGTACGAAGTACCGTTCTTAGGACAAGAAACTGTATTCGTAGAGTCCAGAAATACCAATCCAGATAGCGGAACCGTATACAACACGTTATCTCTACAAAGACAGCCTAGAAGATTCGTAACTAGATTTACTCCTTCCGGACAACTTCAAATTCAGTTTGGTGCAGGAACAATAGGACAAGATGATGATACCTTTGTTCCAACTTTAGAAAACGTAGGACTAGGAACAGCTCAGGGAGTAAATAGATTAGATTATGCTTTTGATCCTTCAAACTTCTTATATACTAGAACTTACGGTCTGGCACCTTCAGGGCAACTTCAAATTCAGTATTTAGTAGGAGGAGGAACAGGAGCTAATGTACCTGCCAACACGTTAACATCCTTACAGTCTCCTATAAACGGTGTTACAGTTACTAATCCTTTAGCAGCTACCGGAGGATCTGATGGAGATAATGTTGATGATTTAAGACAGAATTCATTAAGAGCCTTTAACGAACAGGGAAGAGCTGTTACACTACAAGATTATAACGTAAGAATAATGTCTCTTCCTCCTTCCTTAGGAAGTGTAGCTAAGGTTTATACAACTCAAGATGAGCTATATTCTTCAAATAGTACGACTGATGTTATTATCGATAGTAACCCGTTATCACTGTCAACCTATATAACATCTTATGATATTGACGGAAAGCTTACTGCCGCATCATCAACTCTAAAAGAAAATATAAAAACATATCTTTCTCAGTACATAATGATGACTGATGCAGTTAATATAAAGGATGCTTTTATAGTTAATATAGGAATTGATTATGAGATTATATTGCTTCCTAACGCGGTAGGTAGAGATGTACTACTTAAATGTAGCAATAGATTAAGAGACTATTTTAACATTTCAAAAAGAGAAATAAATCAGACTATTAATTTATCTAAATTGTATACCCTTCTTGACAGAGTAAAAGGTGTACAGACTGTTCAAAATATAAAAATTACTAATAAGGTTGGAGGAGATTACTCTCAATATGCGTATGATATTAGCGGTGCAACTAAGAATAACATAGTTTATCCGTCATTAGATCCTTGTATCTTTGAAGTTAAATTTCCGGACACGGACATAAGAGGGAAAATAGTAACTTACTAATATGGCAATCTATAGAATTTTTCCAGAAAAAGACACATCTCTATTTAGTGAGTCTCCTACTGAGAATACAGGTATCGATGAGATACTAGAACTTGGCGGGTATGAGGATTCCTCTGGTGTAGGAAGGTCGATACGAAGTTTAATAAAATTTAGTACTACAGAAATACAGGATGTAGTTGATAATAAATCTTCTAGAAGACCTATTAGTGCTAGTTTAAACTTATACCTAGCAGAAGCCTCTAACGTAGACACAACCTATACAGTATACGCATACCCTGTTTTTAAGGCTTGGGAAAACGGAACAGGTAAGCTTGGAGATCTGCCTAAGAATACTACAGGAGCATCCTGGCTATATCCAAGCGGAAGCGGACAGGGTAACTGGTTAACTTCCCTCACTGCCGGTGTAACCGCTTCCTATGCTTCAGGTCAAGAGGGAGGTGGATCGTGGTACACAGGATCATCAGGGACGAACTTAGAGAGTTCAACAACTTTTAACCTATATGATTCTCAGGACTTAGAGTTTGATGTTTCTAACGCCGTAGATCTAATTTATAGTAGTAGTCTAGAAAATAACGGATTTTTACTTAAACTCGATAACGATGTTGAGTTTAATACGTCTTCATCAATGAGACTAAGGTACTTTAGTGTAGATACCAATACAATCTACTCTCCTTACTTGGAATTTAAGTGGGACGATTTTAACTACAGTACCGGTAGCCTATCAGTGCTTAGTTCCGATGAATGTATAGTTGAATTTAAAAACAATAAGGGAGTATATAAAAACACAGGTAAAGTTAGGTTTAGATTAAACGCAAGACCTAAATACCCGGCAAGAACCTTTACAACATCTTCCGTATACCTTACAAATTACGCTCTACCTACAAGTTCTTTTTGGTCGTTACAGGATTATGATACAGGTGAGACTTTTGTAGATTTTAGTTCTTATACAAAAGTTAGTTGCGATTCTACCGGTCCCTACTTTGATGTATATTTGGAAGGAATTGAGCCAGAACGTTACTATAAGGTTCTAGTTAAGACTACTATAGATGAAAGTACATTAGTTTTTGACGACAAGAATATTTTTAAAATAGAAAAGTATGCTTGAGAAAGTACAACTTAGAAGAACAGTTTTAGATAGAGAGAAGTATCTTAAAGTAGTAGATACGTCTTTCTCTTCTTTTCCTGAAACTGTAGGAGAGGAACAGATAACATTAGAGCAGTTTTTTCAAGCTTATGAAAATTTATATTATGAAATTCCTGTAGAGGGAGTTGTTAATTCTCATGAATACTTAGTAAGAAGAAGTTCTGAGCTTTTAGACTTAGAAAAAAATACAGAAGATATTCAACGATTTTTAGATGAAATAGCTCGATTAAGAGAGCAGTTATTAGAAGCTAATCAAACCATACTTCAGCTTAGAATAGATAATCCCGTTAATAGTATAAATGGCTAACATAACTTACACAGTCACAAGATTATCTACAGAAGAGCGATTATTATCCTCAGAAGATTCTAAGCTTGTTTTAAGCTTCGATGTTAATAGTTCTTTTGATCTAGAGTCTTTTAAAATAGAACTGCACATATATTCTTTAGATAATAGACTACTTCGATCTGTAGAAGATTTTAGAGACTATGGTGTAAATTATCAAAACTTAAACGATCTCAATAGAGTTGAAATAGTTAATTTAAACCCTATACAGGATGCAATTAATAACGGTTATAGCAACGGAGATGTAGTACTAAAGTATAATTTCCTTGACGATCAATTTACTAGAGATACTACTCGTTCTGAATTCTACATAGACAGCATATCTAGAGATAGAACAGAGCTAAAAGTCCTAAACCTTAATCTAGAGGATAGTGAGACAGTAACCAGTGTCGAGGCAGTAAGGAATAAGTTATTTAATTCTAAGTTTATTGGAGAGATTGTAGGTAATTTTAGAAATGATAGATTTACTAGAATTATAAACATAAGGACCGGAAGAGAAGGAGATAAGCAATTCGTTTTCCTTAAGCTCTATGAACCTCTTCGTCAAGGTATAAACCTAAAAGATACTTTCTATATAGACGAAGAAGTTGCTAATAAGGAATTTTTTGAAGTAAGGAGTTCTTTAGTTCGTGAAATAATTACAAACCCTACTCTAAAAGGTCCTAATTTTAGTATAGAAATAGAGGAAGAAGTAAGTAATCCAACAGATTATTTAGATATAAACTCTCTTATTCCTACCATAACAGGGTCTAATTATTTAGTTTATTCAAAGTTTAACGAATTAGGAATTGAATTAAGTATAGATCATTCAAGCTTTGCAAATTTCGTACATTTTTCTTCCGCTCAAGAAAGATTAGATAACTTTAAATACAAACTAGGACTTGTAGAAACTTATAACTCAAGTTCTGATTCTGTTGAGACATCTACTGCATCTGATCTTCAAAAATCTGCTAGCCTCCAATATTATAACAACTTAATAGAAGGAGTTGTAAATAATTTCGATCATTACGAAAGATACCTCTATTACACAAGTTCAAGCTTTAGCTGGCCTAAAGTTAATGATTCTTATCCGTATGTTAACTTTGCTACAACATCATCGGAGGGATTATCATTCTACAACAATCTATCTACTTCAGCATCTCTATATGATGAAACTAATCGTAATAGACTAGTATATACACTTCCTGAGTTTATCTACGATGACTTGAATAATCAGCCGTACTTCATATTCTTAGATATGATAGGTCAGCATTTTGATAGTCTATGGATCTATTCAAAAGCTGTTACAGAAAAGTACAATGCTGATAATAGACTAGATTACGGAATTTCAA